TCGCGTGAGCATCTCAGATATTAGGGATGGGATTGCAACTAACCTTGCAACGATTAGCGGTCTGAGGACTAGCGCTGAGCTCCCTGACAACCCTTCACCACCTATCGCTGTCGTACAGCTAAACAATGTGCAATACGATCAGGCTTTCCAGGGTGGGCTGGTTATTTATACTTTCACTATTACTGTGATTGTGGGGCGCGTTTCTGAGCGCACTGCACAAACCAGGTTGAACGCTTACGCCTCCACAGGTGCTGGTGGCGTGAAGGCTGCCCTACAGTCAGATAAGACTCTGGGCGGTAACGCATTTGATGTTAGGTTGCAGGAGATGACTAACATTGGTGCGATAACATTAGGAGAGCAACAATACTTGGCAGCTGAGTTTTCTGCCATAGTTTACGCGGAATAAGGAGAAAAAGTGGCCAAGTTCGCAGCTACTGATTTTGACATTACCATTGGGGGCACTGACTTCAGTGACAGCCTCGCTGCAGTCACTTTGGATGTCTCCAGAGAACAGCTTGAGATTACCGCTTTTGGTGACTCTGCACGCCGATACATTGGCGGTCTGCAGGACTCCAGCGTTACCCTCAGCTTCCACCAGGACTTCGCTACTGGCTCAGTAGATGAAACCCTGTGGAGCAACCTGGGTGGCACTGTGGCTATCGTCATCAAGCCCACTAGCGGTGCAGTGAGCAGTTCAAATCCGAGCTTCTCGTTCAACGCGCTCTGTGTGCAGACAACCCCTTTCTCAAGTAATGTGGGGGACCTCGCCACGCAGGATGTGACCTGGCCTGTGGATGGTGCAATCACACGCGGTACTGCCTAAATTAGGGTAGTATCAGGAGCATGAACTTTACGCTCCTACTTACTTTCCTTGACGGTACTTCCAAAGAGGTCACTGGTATTGCTGCTGACCTTGTGGCTTTTGAGGCAGAATACGATCTGTCTGTGTCGCGCCTAAACCAGGACATGAAAATCACACACCTGCTCTGGTTGGGCTGGCATGTGCTGAAGCGCACTGGAGAAACCAAAGATGCGTTCCCTAAGTGGGTTGAGTCTGTGGAAGGCGTTGAGGCAGGCTCCCCAAAATAATCAAGGGGCTGGGGGATTCCTCAGCTCACTGGATGATTGCACAGATTGCTGTGGAGACTGGTATCAGCCCACAGGATCTTGCTGACTTGCACCCTCGCATGTTGTTCACTATTCAGAAGGTGCTGGAGGCGAAGGCTAAAGCAGCTCAGAGACCGCGTAAGCGTAGGCGATAGAATAGAAGGCAGGATTGGAGTCTGCCTTGCTTTCTACTCAGATGCGCGTTCAGGGTGTCGCTGATGTGACTAAAGAGCTCAGAAACCTTGACAGGAAAGCGATAAATAAACTTCGCGCTGAGATGCGTGGGAGCATCAATCCTGTAGCTAAGGCTATCGCTGGGGATGTCCCTGAGCAGGCTCCTTTATCTGGGATGAACCATGACGGTGTGACTCGATGGACTGGGACTGTGCGTTCCTCTGTGTCCTTTACTCCTGGGCGTGCTCGCGGTGGCGCTAGTCGCTTACTTGCAATGAAGTTCACTGGGGGCACTCGCGCTGGTGGCGGTATCGGTTTTGATTACGCTGAGCTTGCAGGATCCTCCAGGAGACCAGGGGCACGCTTCTCAAGAGTGTATGAGCGCGGAGGATACTCTGGGCTACAGCACAGAATAAATGGGCAGGGGCAGGCTTTCAATAAAGGCATTAGGGCGTATAAACCAATCAGGGGGCGCGGTGGATACTTTGTTTATGATTCCGCAGTGAAGCGTTATCCACAGATTGAGGGTATCGGTGAGAGAGCAATCAAGAAGTTTATGCAGGATGCAACCAGAGAACTAGCAATGCGTAAGGCAGGATTCTAATGGCTATCTTTATTCCCCTGGTAACTAAGTTTGATGGTAAGGGGCTAAACAACGCTACGCGAGCTCTGGCTAACTTCCAGAACTTTGCAGTAGATGTGGGCAGGATTGCTGCCGGTGCTATCGCTGCGGTGGGTGTCGCTAGTGTGCGTGAAGCTGCAACCTTTGAGTCCACCTTTGCCAAGATTCAAGGTTTGGTGGGTGTTACCGCTGATGAAATTGGCGAACTAGAGGAGGCTGCGAGAAGGCTAGGACCCTCTTTTGGTGTTAGCGCTAATGAGGCCGGTGAGGCGCTGTTCTTCATCACCTCTGCTGGTTTGCGTGGCGCTCAGGCTACAGAAGTCTTAGAGGCAGCCCTGAAGGGTACTGCTATTGGTTTGGGTGAGACCAAGACTATTGCGGATCTTGCAACCTCGGCAATGAACGCCTTTGGTGCTGAAAACCTAAGCGGTACTAAGGCTGTGGATATTTTGGCTGAAGCTGTGCGTTTGGGTAAAGCTGAGCCTGCTGACTTTGCAGATGCGCTCGGCATGGTGTTGCCTATCGCTGCTGAAATGGGTATCTCATTCGATCAGGTTGCCGGTTCTGTTGCTGCCATGTCAAAGACTGGTTCTGATGCGCGGATTGCGACTACTCAGTTGCGACAGGTCATGGCAACCATCCTGAGCCCTACCGTAGGAGCAAATGAAGCACTAGCAGACATGGGTCTTTCAGCTCAAGGATTGCGTGACCAAATCCGCGAGGAAGGGTTGTTGTCTACCCTACAAACTTTGAAAGAAAGATTTGGGGATAACGAGGAAGCTGCCTCATCTGTGTTTGGCAACATTCGCGCCTTGATGGGTGTTCTTGACCTTATGGGCGCTAACGCTGAGGACAACGCAGAAATCATGCGCTTGATGGCTGATGATGTGGGGATTCTCGATGAGGCGCTAGCGATTGTCCAAGACACCGCAGCAAATAAGTTTGCTGTGGCGATGGAGACGGCTAAAGAAAGCCTTATTCCTATTGGTGATGCGCTACTTGAGCACATCAATCCTCGGCTTGAGGACTTCTCTGAATGGATGAATGAGAACAAAGAGCCGATTGAGCAGGGCTTCATTGCAATTTTCAACTCTATTGACAAAATCGTTGATGGTATTGAGGAGCTGCTGGGCGAGAAGGTTCTCCCTGCTGTCAAGGAAATCTTTGAGGACACTCGTTTTCAAGAGGGCATGGCTACCATCTCGGCAGGGTTTGGTGTAATTGCTGCTGAGGCAAACCGTTTTGTGGAGTCTGATGTGGGTAACTTCCTTGCAGACTTGACGAAAAATAGTCTGCTCAATGGTTTGGGCCAGCTTGGGCGAAACCTGGAGAACATTGGTACTGCCCTGGGTATCATCAATGACACCATCAATCTACTGCAAGGTAAGGGTGGCACTACCACTATTGAGCAACTGAAACAGCTAGGCACCGATGTTCAAAAGGTTTTGCCTTACAGTTTAGGTAAGTTTATTGGTGAAGGAATCAGGAACGCTGTTCTTGGTTTTGATCAACTGTCTGTGGGACCTGTGCCCACTAGAGCTGTGGGTGGTCCTGTTCTTGGTGGCAGACCTTACCTGGTTGGCGAGATGGGTCCTGAGTTGTTTGTGCCTAATCAGGGTGGTGGCACTATCATCCCTAACAATCAGATGGGTGGGGGCGCGAAAATCAATATCACTGTGAACGCTGGGATGGGTGCTAACGGTGCTCAGATTGGTGAGCAGATTGTGACGGCTATCAAACGGTATGAGCGCACTAGCGGTCCTGTGTTTGCGAGCGCGTAATGGCTGTCACAGTAGAGCTAGGGCTTAGCAAAGCTTTCACCCTTGATGACCCTGTGGCTGGTGTTATCGGCTCCACAGAGTTCACTATTGGTGGTGTGGCGTTTGAGGATGTGACCTCGCGTGTGCGCTCTATCAGTATTGCTCGCGGTAAGAACAGGGACCTGGACAGATTCAACGCAGGATCTTTGAGTGTGGAGTTCAATAACACTGACAGGGCGTTTGACCCTCTCTACACTTCGTCACCTTTCTTTGGGGATATTGTGCCTCGGCGTGATGTGCGTGTGCTCGCTGATGGGACTGCACAGTATGTGGGGAAGGTCACTGACTGGAACCTTGGTTATGACCCTTCAGGGCAATCTATTGCAGCGCTTGAGGCTGCTGATGCTTTCACTTTCCTTGCACAACAGCTCCTGACTCCTGGGACTGCTTCAGTGCAGTCCTCTGGGGCGCGTGTGGGTGCGGTGTTGTCGCAGGCTTCTGTGGATTGGCCTGTTGAGGATAGGGACATTGATATTGGAGCTTCTGAGCTTGGTGCTGATGTGTTCCAGGGGAATGTGCTCAACTATTTGCAGAAGGTGGAGCTCTCTGAGGGTGGGCTCTTGTTCATTGACAAAGAGGGCAGGGTGGCTTTCAGAGACCGGCTCTCGACACCCACTACTGACAGTGTGACGGTGTTTGCTGATGACGGTTCTGGGATTCCGTTTGCACCGGCCCTGGTGGAGTATGGGACTGAGCAACTCTATAACCAGATAACAGTGACTTCAGACTTTGGGACTGCCACAGCTAACGGTGCGCTGTCTCAGACTCGGTATGGGATCCTGGAGCGCGATGTGCAGACTTTGCTTTCTACACAGACTCAGGTTGAGGATTACGCTGATTTTCTGGTGGGGCGTTACGATGAGCCTGAGTATAGGTTTGCACGCCTCGCTATTGACATGAGCAACCTGTCCTCGGCACAGAAGGCTTCCATGTTTGCGCTAGACATGGGCAGTGTTATCCAGGTGAAGTTCACCCCTAACAGTGTGGGTGATGCCATTGAGCGTTATGGTCTGGTCATAAACATTGGGCATAGTGTGAGTGCTGATGAGCACATCATGACTATTGGGGTGGGCTCCCTGCAAACCTCTCTCTTTGTCATTGGTGACTCAGAGTTCGGTACAATAGGGGAGAACGCTCCTGGCGTTCTTGGTTTCTAGGAGGCATGGATTTTGGCTGGTGCTGGGTTCAAGCTTTTCCAGAACGGTAGTGTGTTGCTGGCTTCTGAGGTGAACACTTACATGATGGAGCAACAGATTATGGTGTTTGCTGGGACAGCTGCGAGAGCTAGCGCTATTGCTTCTCCCAGCGAGGGCATGTTCGCGTTCATGAAGGACACTGACACGCTTACTTATTACGATGGATCAGATTGGCAGGACTTCTAATGGCTGCAGGCGGTTTCAAAGAGTTCGTTGCTGGGGAAACCCTTGACGAGGATGAAATCAATGATTTTTTGATGCAGGGTGTTCTGGTTTTTGATGATTCCGCTGCTCGAACTTCAGCTATTGGCACACCTGTTGAGGGGCAGTTCTCGTTCCTAAAGGATAGTGACGGTCTGGAGTTCTATGACGGTTCAGCATGGGTCGAGCTTTCAACTTCTCCTGGTGCTGCGGTTGTATCTGGCACAACTGGTTCACCTACTGTGGGAACGGTGTCCTCTGGTGGGACTACTTACAATGTCTACTCGTTCACTGGGTCTGGTTCGATTACTTTCAGTGAGGCTGGGTTTGCTGAGCTTTTGATGATTGGTGGCGGTGGCGGTGGTGGCGAGGGCCGTGGTGGTGGTGGTGGAGCCGGTGGATATTTGCCGGTTTCTAGCGCATACTTTTCCGCTGCGACTCATACGGTTACTGTTGGTGCTGGTGGAGCTGGTGCTGTTCTTCAAAGCAATGAGGGAGAGCATGGGAATAACGGTAACTCCTCACGCTTAGGTGACTTCTATGTGCCTGGTGGTGGTGGGGGAGCCGCGTACTCTCGCAACTCAGGCGGTTCACAAAACTCAACCGTTGGGCTCAATGGTGCATCAGGTGGTGGCGCTGGAGGAAAAAACACTGGAAGCGGTGAATCTGGGGGCTTGGGCTTTTCACCTATCGGCAACGCTGGTGGCACATCAAATAACTATGGCGGTGGGGGCGGTGGCTCCTCAACCGCTGGCGCTAACGACAGTGGAACTGGAGGAAACGGCGGTGACGGCACAGCCTCCTCAATCACAGGAACCTCTGTGACACGAGCTGGCGGAGGTGGGGGTTCTTATGCTGGCACTGGTGGAACTGGCGGAGGTGGGGATGCCTCTGATTCCACAACGGCAGTAAGTGGGACTGCTAACACTGGATCTGGTGGTGGAGGAACAAACTCAGGAACTGCTGGTTCAGGTGGTTCAGGTATTGTGATTGTGAGGGTAGTAGTCTAATGGCTCATTTTGCGCGGATAGATTCCGAGAACAAGGTGCAGGAAGTCATTGTCGTGAACAATGATGTGCTCCTGGATGATGAGGGTGTTGAGCAGGAGGCGCTCGGTCAGGCTTTCATTGCCTCACTTGGGATGCAGGGGACCTGGTTGCAGTGCTCCTATAACGGGAGCATGAGGGGTGTGTTCCCTGGTTTGGGTTTCACTTATGATGCTGACCTTGATGAGTTTGTTGCACCTGTTGTAGAACCTATCGAGGCGTAGATCGTGAAGCTCTCACAGCCCTGGCCTGAGGGATACAACATCAATGCTCGAAGCCCTTATGGGTGGCGCAAGCATCCTATTGCTGGGAGGCGCAAGTTCCATCATGGGGTGGATGTTGCGCTCCCTGTGGGGACTGAGCTGCGTGCTCCTGCTGATGGGGTTGTTGTCAAGAAAGGCTCTGGAGCTTCTGGCGGTTACACTCTGATTGTGAAGCACGCTGATGATGTGTTCACTGTGTACTATCACTTGGCTAAGCCTTCTCATTTGCTGGTGGGTTCGAGGTTTGAATGTTGTGAGGTGATTGCTCACAGCGGTAACACTGGTGCGAGCACTGGCCCTCATTTGCATTGGGAGGTTCGGAAGTCTGCGCGCTGGGGTGACACTGTAGATCCTGTGCCCTACCTTCAGGGTGCTCCCTCTGTTGTGCCTGCAGCGCTCAAGGTGGATGGGAAACTTGGCAGGGGCACTTGGAAAGCGTTTCAGACAGCGCTGAAAGATAAGGGTTTCTATAAGGGTGTGCCTGATGGTAGACCTGGTGTGATGACTTATAGGGCTGTGCAGGCGTGGGCTGGTGTGAAACAGGATGGCGTGCTTGGTCCTGTCACTCGCAGGGCTGTGCAGGAGAAGCTCGGTGTGAAACCTGATGGTGTGTGGGGCAGGCTTACTATCTCAGCACTACAGAGGCAACTCAATGAGGGGCTTATCTGATGCCTGAGGACAACATGGAAACAGCTGGCGTGAAGGTGTCAATGCGCGATATTTATGCTGAGGTTCAACGGCAGGGGAAACTGCTGGAGAAGATTGCTAACTCTCTGCCTGATCAGGAGTCAAAGGTTGAGGACCATGAGTTGCGTATCAGGAAGTTAGAGCAACGCATGTGGCAGGTCATAGGTATCTTTGGCTTCCTGGCTGCGATTGTGTCACCACTGGTGGCGGTGATAACAGCGTGAGGTCTAACCCTAACTGGAGGATCCGCAGGAGGTATGTGGCAGCCTCCTGGGGAATTGGTGCTGTCATGATTGCCCTGGGTGCGCTTGCTGTGTGGGGCGATAGGATGGGAGCTGTAGACCTGATTACTGGTGGGGTTGCACTCATAACACTTGTTATTGCGACCTACACTGGGGGGGTAGTGGCTGACGATGCTTTACAAAAGAGGAGGAACCCTGATGGAGAAGTGGAATAATTACTGGTCATTTTCTGGCGAGCGTGCTCTCAAGACCTGTGCACAGGTAGCGATTGCAACAATCGGTGTGGGTGCTGTGGGCATCCTCGATGTGGACTGGGTGAATGTTGCAAGTGTTTCAGCGCTCGCTGGCGTGATGTCTTTGCTTACCTCAGTGCTGACCTATGACAAAGGTGCAGAGTAATGGCTGACATTGATTTGTTTGAGAACATTGACAGGGTTGAGGGGTTTGAGGTCCCTGTAGATCCTATGGATTTGCTCCAGTGTGACTCTTGCCAGTGATACACTTTGAGTAGGCCATGTGCCTCTCTTGAATGAACCCCTCAGCTTTCCACCGGCTGGGGGGTTCTTCTATTCACTGAGCCATGCGTAGATGGTTCGCCTTGTGACACCTGTTTTCTTGGAGAGTACCTTGATGGTCACTCCCTCGCGGTATTGGTCTCTGACACGGCTTCTGAGCTCTGCTGTGACCTTTTCTACGCGAGCGAGCTGCCATGCTCTGAGGTCAGCGAGTTGCTCTATGGTCTGATCAGCTAAATCGTAGTTCCCTGGAATCATCATGCACACCACTATACACGCCGATATATAAATGTGTTGCAGATTCTCTGTGGATACAGGTACACTCTGAGTAACCCAGAGAAAGGTGGAAACAAAATGGGTGCTATGAAGCAAATTGATGTGCAGTTCCAGGAGGCCATGCACCTTGCAATGACCTCACAAAACAAAGAGCTCGCTGACACTGTGGCGTGGTATCGAGCACACTTTGACAAACTCCCTGCAGAGCTAATGAGGGCTATCCTCACTGATGATGAGTTCTTTCAGAAGGCTGTGACTGTGTGGGATAACGAAAGGTTTGCTCCTAAGCCTGCTAGTGAGCATGTGGCTTTGCAGGTTCCTTTGGTGTCGCGTAGGGATCTGCGTGAACCTAAGCGACTCACTTACCGTTGTGCTCTGCTGATTGGTTTGGCAGGTGCAGCACTTCTGACAGGTGTGACACTTTTGGTGGTGGCATTATGAGGACAGGGTTA